CGGGGAAGTGCGGGAGAATGAGTCTGAAGTGGATCGTGCCGTAAATTTCCATCATCTTTTCCTCCTCGTAAAATAAAAAATGCCGGACATTTCTGTCCGGCCTGTGTGGATACTTATTTCATTGTCATGCCGCTCTGTTCCGGCGCGTCCCGCTGCCGCGGAGCATCCGCGGGCAGCAGTCCACCAACCTGTTCCATGAGTTCTGCCAGTTCCTGATCCCGCCCGAAGGAAAGCGTTTCATCCTGTTCACGGACGAACCTTAGCGCGCGGTAGATCTCCGCAAGCTGCTCCGGCTCAAAAAGGGCGTCTTTTGGAACAAGATTTCCGCGGACGGTGAAGTCCCGCTTGGCGGCTTCGTAGTCGTCCTGAAAATAATGTCCGTGATGGACGCCCTCTCGGTCGAAGTCCCACTCCCAGGTCACAAACTGGACACCGCACTCGGTGGGGTGGCCCGCCAGCACCGCACTGCCGAAGTCTGCGAGGACGCGGTAGTCACCGTGCAATCCGCTGGCTTTGAGCCGCGGCGCGTTTTCCAGAATCGCCATGTATTCCGAAGTCATTTTAGCGGTGTCGATTACGCTTGCAGCGCATCCTGTGTCCTGACGCTGTCCACGTTCTCCTGCCGGTACAACACGCTGCCCTTGCCGGAAACGCGGCAGAGGTGCCCTTTTTCCCAGCGGACGGGCAGGTGGTGATCTTCAATCGGTTCCACCGTGAAACCGTTCTGCCGCAGCCGAATGGCGGTTTCTTCAAGGAAACGGAGCTGCGCGGTTCCGCTCTGATCGTTCATTGTGAAGTCCTCCTCGTAAGCAAAAAATAAGCCGGAGCATCCTAAAAATGCTCCGGCCGGTTGACGGATTAAGTTGTGAAATGAAAAAGGGCGCCTATTTGATGGCTTCGACGAAACCAACAAACAGACGCCTGAAAGATCGTATGAAATTTTGAGGAAAAAACGCTCTATTCTGCGCCCGCAAAAAGGGTGCTTCTCAGGATATTGCCTTTGAATCTGTGAAAGGGGGAGTTCGAATCTCCCCAGTTACCAAAATAACGCGAAAATATCTTTTTTTCTGAGTGCGGAATTTGAAATAAAAAAAGGTGGCAACCCTTTGGTATTCTAAGCGTTGCGCTTAAAATATCCAAATTGTTGCCACCTTATGGCGCGGAAGAGAGGATTTGAATTCGCAAGCAGGTGTAAAATGCTGTAAATGCGCGTAAAGAAATCCATGTGTTTTCAAGGCTTTTCGGATTTTGGCGTAAAATGTTGTAAAGCCTTGTAAAAGCTGTTTGGGGTAAACTTAGGGGTCAAAAATAGGCTTCTTTGTCTCTTACAAATGACCCTGCTTTTGTCTTTCTGTCCGCTATTCTTCTTTGAAATTCGGATGTCTATATAAGACTACTGTTTGTCCGTTCTCGATCTTTTCTTTTTTCAAAACGGTGAGCATTGATTGGTTTTCCATATAGTCAACATTTTCTTTTGCAAACGCAGACTTGCAATAATGCTGATATTCGTCTTTTTCATCTATGAATACAAAATATGTTTCTCCTGACCGCTCGTTTTTTATGATAAAGTCTGCATCGATCCGGCTATTCCCTCGCACTTTTTGAGCGTTGAACTGTGCAATTAAAAAATCACCTTCCAGTGTCTCTTTCAGGCCAATAATTGCATCTAATCGGCCTTTGATCCTTTCCCAATTCCGTCCGTTTTCAATTCTCCGGCCGTCCATTCTTCCATTCAGTAGTGCTGGAATCAGCTTTTCGCCATAATACTCGGATGAGCGAATCCCAAAATCAACGTCCCGGGCATACTGCATCCCCGACAAGTGGGGAAAGTCCTCAAAAGCAAACTTTAGCCGAATATGGAACGCCTTGCCACGTCTGCCAGTTACAATGTGATATTCAGTTTTGCTCAATCGTTCCCATTCCCGAGCAGCCTTTACAAGTAGACACATTTCGACATTTCCCCTAAAAAAAGCGGAACTCTGAATCCAGAGCTCCGCAACAGCGTTTTCTTTCGGGTTTAACCCTACATCAGCCTGTGGAAACCGCTTAACCCTAATACAAGACTCCACAAGTGTACGGATGCTGACCCCATCACTTGCTTCAACGTCACGGCAGACAATCATGTTGTTGCCTACTTAGAGTATATGCACTTCCGCCCATTTTGTCAATGAGAATTCATGAAATTTCTTTATCTCAGACAACCTCATCACAATATATGCAGCAAGAGCGGAGGAATCACCCTCCGCTCTTCGCTTTTAGTCAGATCGACGCCACCGCTCAAAACGCCGATCTTCTATTTTGCAATGGCATAGCTTTCAGTATTCTTTAGCGGCAAAAATCAGAACGTAACTCCGCGTTCTGCACAGAGATCTTTCAAAAGTGCTACCGCTTTGTCAAGCCCCATAGCGTGATCATGGATATCGTTGTTTGACGGATAGACCAGGCAATTAGAGCGATAGTCTAAAACCTGGTATCCAACGATTCGTTCACCATCCAAAGTGTGAACATAGCCCCAACCATCGTGATTATACCGCTGATAACCTTTCTGGAATGAATAACCGGCCTCGTTGGCCTTTTTTCTCAATGTGGAAAGTGAATACTGCATAAGCAAACCTCCTGAAATTTATGGTTTGAGCAGTGTGCTTATGTTGTGGTTTGTTGTTTTATAGTGTTTATACGCTATGCCATCTTGCAAACGTCCTATAAATGCCCCTCAGACGCCGCAGGAGCGCTTTCGTCGCGCTCTATGGCTTCGTCTATGGCTCGGTTGATAAAGCCGTTTACGCTCTCGCTGCGGGCTTCTGCGTGGGCTTGAATGGTTTCCTTTTTTCCTCGGGGCAAGCGCAAAAGGATCTTATCATAAACTTTTGCCTCATATTTCGCAGTTGCAACTTTTTGAGCTTTGGATACTGTCACACAAGCACCTCCTTTATTTGAATATTATAGCGCAAATATATAACGATAGCAATGTACAATTTGCACTACGATATAACGCTATCTTTATATGATGCGTCGATTGAAATATAACGATAGCGTGATATAATAATGCGCAAGGAGGTAAAAGAAAAAGCCCTCTGCATCACCGCCGACCAAAGCCAGATGCAGAGAGCAACCAACCACCACAGGGAGGCCGGTATCGGTATTATACCGACCTCCCGCCGAGAAAACAAGGAGGAAAATATGAAAATTGAATTTGATGGTGCTGTTTCTATCGAAGTACCGACCGATGATGAACTTTCCGAGATTTATGACACGGTGAAAGGAACAATGCAGCAAGAAGAAGCGCTCGATCTGATGAGAGAGATTAAAGAGCGCACCGACCGCATGGCGGCAGCAGAGGGAACTCCAAATGCTCTTGACGAATTGAACATAGTTGATAAGATCACATGGTTTATCAGCGAAGCGTATTGCATCGGTTTTATCAGAGGAATGACAACCGCCTTTGATGCAATCGCCGAACAGGTAAAGGAGGGCAGCAAAAATGAGTGACTATCTTGACACCACCAGAGCTGAACGCCTGACGATTGCAAAGATCGTTGATCCAAGCATGCTCGACATTGATACCGCAAGCAAGATGCTTTATCGCTTGTGGGATGATAATTTTGGCATGAGTAAGCAAACGGTTATTAGCGCAGAAGAAGCCGAGGATATAGGAAATGATATCCGTGCAATTCATAATTTGCTTTATGGTGCAATCAGCGAATATAACTTTGCGATGGGACGCTATGAGGAATTATGTTTGCAGAACTTTACTGAACGCGCAACTCGTATTCTGAAAACCGCAGAAGCGGAACGGGCATTTGACGCCGCCATAGAAGCAGGATGCCATGAGGCAGTAAAGAAAGCCCGCGATCTTGATAACGATGCAGCTATTGCCATTCTGAACGCCGCAATCGCGAACAAGGAGGTGTCCGCATGAAGCTCCTATACTGCGCCCGCTGCACGACGCCGCTGATGAGTGCGGCCACGGTGTTTATTTGCCCGTGCTGCGGGGCTGCATACCGTCAGCGCGGCACGCGCTTTTCCTTCGTCGCCGATCTGTCCGGCGTATCCGTCAAAGAGATGATGCAAAGCATGGAGGTCACGCTATGAACGATAACGATAGATTCTATCCGGTCGTGCAAACGCCGATCGGAAAGGTGCTGCTCATCGGCGCAACTATGACCGTTGAGCGCGAACGCGAGCTTTTCGGAAAGAAGGTGCTCCCGAATGAGCACAGATGAGTGCATTCGAGCACATGATCTGATCAAAGCGCCGCTTTCCCATGTATGCGCGCCAAAGTGTACAGTAGCCCGTAGAGTCCGCCGAAGAGTAGCAAAGAATACAGTGTGTGAGTACAGCGAAAGCTGTTTCACCTGTCCTTTATCGGACTGCAAGCAGACTGTTGTCAAATGCTTAACGGTCAACCGTTTGCCGATAGATCCTCTCATGTAACGCAGAAAGCCCACAGGAACACTCCTGTGGGCTTTTGCTTTGCCGGTGCTTATTGTACTCGCAGTGTTACCGTGCGTCTTGCAAGCCAGCATGGGGGCTGCAACACCTTTTTGTTTTGAAGCCACCCTTTACTCCGCCGCCTGCAGCTCCACGAGCTGTTGAATCACTCGTTCCAGGCGTTCAAGCACTTTGTCATAGCCGAAGATAAACATTTGCAGTCTCCTTTCCTGTTAGTACAGCAGCACGGGCTTACCGGCTGCGCGCGTCATGTTGTTGATGTTGGGGACGACCACGCGGGCAAGCGTCTTACCATCCACAACGAGGTTCACATTGATGGGCTCGCGGCTGCCCTGTGCCAGCGCCTCCATGACCGCCTGCTTGATGGTCGAAAGCGGCGCTTCGACGTTCGTTCCGCTCTTCTGGTCGCCCAGCACGGCAAGAAACTTTCGGTTCGGCGGGATGACCGCGCCATGTGCGAGCTGCGGGATATCGTTGTACACAGGCGCATTGCCGTCTAAGCTCTGCGCCGCTACCCGACGGCTGCGCGCCGGTGCCTTTGTTGATACGCGCGTACCGGTAAAGCCGGACGTTGCTTTTCTGACTTTGGAATCGTCCACACTATCGACAAAGAACTTGAGGGCAAGGCCGATCGCCGCCGAGATGATGAACGCCGTACCGGCGCTGACGATGCCCAGCGCCGCAAGGCCAACGCCAAGAACACCGGCCAGCAGTCCAAGAAGTACGCTGCGCCCGATGCTGACAAGCCGCTGCGTGCCCTTCTTCGGGTCTTTGCGGACGCTGTAAATGCTCAGTCCGAGAATCAGGCCTAATCCCATGCCGACGACTGTACCGACGCCCGGCGTCACGATAGAGCCGATAACAGCGCCAAGCAGCGCGCACAGCACGACGATCAACTCGGAAAGAAGCTGCGATTTGCCGCCGTGTTCCTCGTCCCCCTCTGCAAAGCCGGTGAGATAAAGGCCGAGAATCGCGCCCAGGCTGAAACCGGCCACGCCGCCGGTGATGCCAAGAAACACGCTGCCAAGCAGCGCACCGAGCAAAGCCGTGATGACCACGATCCACGCATCCTCTGCGTCCATCTCCGTTTTCCATGTTTCGGGGTCAAGGCCCACAAGGTACAGCCCCAGCAGCACACCGAGGGATAAACCGATGACGCCGCCCGTGATGCCGCCGAACGCCGCGCCGAGTGTTGCACCGAGCAGCGCCGTTAAAACGGTCAGCCATGTTGCCTTGCTCTTGGGGATAACTTTCTTGTCAAAGCTCCATTTGAGGTCATCCACGACGATCTCAAGCCCCGCGCGGATGGTCTTAAAGATATCATTGATCTTCTGGAACACCTTGTCGAGCTTTTCCATCATGGGGCCTTCGTCAAAGTCAAAGTCCGGCGCAATGGCGGATGCTCCGCCGCCACCGCCGCCAACGGGCGTTGTCGTGCTGAGTTTGTTGATCTCATCGAACGCCGCGAGCGCGTCTGTCGCTTCCTTTGCCGCCTTGCCGGTCGCGTCAATGGCGGCAGCCTCTTTGTAGAGGTTTTTGCCCGATGCCTCCATGCTCTTCTTTGACTTACCGCTCAGAATCGAAATGATCGTCACGATCTCCGACACAATGGCCGCAAGCAGATTCATCAGCCACGTCAGCGCCGGAATGAGTACGTCCATCAAAGGCGCGGCCAGCGTCAGCAGCGCACCTTTGAGGCGGGCAAAAGCGTCGGATGCTTCTGCGCTGGTCGCAATAGCCGCCTTGATCTGCTTGCGCAGCGCCGTGAGCGCCGCCGTGATGACCGAGAACACGAGCATAGAGCGCGCTAAACTCTTGACCTGATCTCTGAAACGCGCGGCATACTGGCCCGCTTTGGCAAGCGCGGAATTCTCCGCCTCGCGCTCCCTGCGTTCCTGCTCCGTATTAGCGATCAACTCACCGGCAGCGACTTTTGCTTTGTCGAGCTTTACCGTCATGCTGTCGATGTTGGCGGTCGTCTCTTCGTAAGCAGCCGAAAGCGTTTTTACCTCCTTCGTCTGCGTGTGCAAAAGCTCCTCCTGCTGTTTGAGCTCCGCCTCCGCAGCGGCGCGGCGGTCTAACACTTGCGTCTGATACTCGTTCTGTGTAAAGCCCTGCTTTTGGATCCATTCGCGGTCGTTCAGCCGTTCGACTTCCTTTCGCAGCATCTTCACGCGTTCCTCCGTAGCTTTCGCTGCCTGAGATGCGGCGTCAAGCTGCTTTTCAAGGTTCATCTTATTGCCCGTTTCCTTTTCAAGCTTGCTGTTCAGTTCGGATATCTCGTCACGCAGCTTGCTCAGTTTCTTTTGTGCTTTGGTCGAATCCAAATCACAAGAGAAAATCACGCTGCCGTCAGCATTTGCCATTCACAGGCTCCTTTCCCGCTCCCAGCCACTTAGAAATAGTCGTCTCTTCTTCCTGACTGAGTTTGCGCTTCATATTCACGATATTGCTGTTCCTGCGGTACCACTCGCGTTCATCCTTTTCAAGCGTCTTGCCGTGCGCCTTTTTGTCGCGGATGCGCACGACCTGCGCAAAGGTGCAGTCCCCGAGATCGTTATACGCACCGAGGAACGTCCACCAATGGACGCCCCCGGTGTTGGTCTCCGCATCATAAGGGATTCCGCGGATATCTTGTCCGAATACTCGGTTGATGGGAGGGAGAATCAAAGGATAATCCTGCTCCCAATCGACCAACTTCGGCGATTTCTTCTTATCCTGCTCTTTGCCGCCGTTCTGGAACCATGTAAAACGGTCTACAGCTTCCTGCAAATGCTGCGGCGGGATATCCTCAGGCGAGACATAGAACATCTGCAAGATGCCCTCTGCGCGGTCAGTGCCGCTCAAATCAGGATCACTCAGCATTACGAAGATATCGAGAATTACGCGAAAATCTGTGCGTATCTCATAACTCACTCCGCCGATCTCGACGGAGGTAGGCAGGCCCCAATTCATCGGCGATACTTTGCCGTGTACTTCTGAATGCGCGGATTCGTGGCTTTCTGCTCACGAGCAAAGGCGCTGTCTGTCTCATCCATCAGCGCAAGCAGGAAATTTACCCATATATGCAAGCCGTCCGCCATCGCATAAAGGTTCATGCTGCCAAAGATGCTGTCACATACCGGCTCTTCAAAAAGGCCGTCAATGATCTCGCGCATCTCCTTGTCGCGGCGGTCGGCGATGTTGAAAATCTCAACGCGGTCGCCGCACTTCTGAACCTCATCTGCGTATTTATCCTGCTTCTTGTCCAGCGTATCAAATGCGTTGTAAAGACGCTGGATAAACGTGCCGTCAGTCGGGTTGAATCGAATGATCACATCACCCTTAATGCCGTGCACGGTGTATTCCTGCACACCGTTCGCAAAACTAAGTTCCATTTTATCTCTCCTTCAATTTGTTTTCAGAAATTCTGTAGTGTTGATCTCCGCCGCCTATCGAAAATTAGAAATTCTCCACGGCCTCGCCCGCGAGATCGTCCCATTTTTCGCTCATGCTGACAATTACACCGGGCGATTTGCGCCGGTAGCCGTCCCCGTCGCCGCAACTGTCAGAAATTGCCGAAATGCTATCCCATGCCCGCATGACTGCGCCATCCCCGCTCTGGCAGTCAAGAGCGATAGCGTTAAGGGCTGCGGCCTCTCGGCGGCTGTCCGTAGTCTTTGCGGCTTCGGCTGCGTAGTGACCAACTAACTTTAACATGGTGTGGTTGCTGTCAAATCTCTCCATGAACGCGGAGTAATCAGCCGAGGAAAGAACGCCGGTTTTCATCAGCTCAAGGGCGTTATTGTCGATTGCGTCAGGGTTTGCAATATTGGCGGCGCGCACTGCCTGTTCCAGCTCGGCGCGGATCGTGCGGCGCGTGGCCTTGAAGTTGTCCCAAACGCGGGCGCTCACCTCGTTAAAAATGGCTTCTGCGTCATGCAGCTTTAGCGCTGCGCGGGTTGTTCTAACCTGCTTTTCCTCGGCGCTGTCTCCGGGCTTCCATGCGTTAGCGTCACGGTTGGCCTGCTGCGCCTCTTGGAGTGCGCGGAAAGCGGTGTTGTATTCGCTGCGGGCTTCTTTGAAAGCTGTATCGAGCTTTCGGGCATAAATGTTAAATTCGCTCATGGTGTAAATTATCCTTTCTTTTTCATGCGCTGCCGCGCTGTTTTTTTTAAAGGTCGATAATGATAACGCTTTCGCAGTCTGATAAATAATCTCGTGCTGCCTGTTCCGTCTGAAACACCTTTGCAGGGCTTTGCGGCGCTCTGCAAGCCGCCCACGCGCCATTTTCAAGCAATAGCATAATTGCTACGCCCGTTTGCTTCTGCGCTACAATCGCCTGTAAAGAGGCAAGGCGGGCTTTAATGCTGTTATTCAAGGGCTTTACCTCCGATCTCGTCACTCTCAAGCGTTGGCAATTCCAGCCTGCCGCGCCCAATGGCTTCGTCAAGCATCTGATAGAGGGAAAGGCTCAACGGGTCTACGCCCTCTACCGGGTGCGGGTAAAGGACAATGCACTTGCCATCATGGGTAAATGCGCCGTGCTGCATCAGGTAGTTAAACGGATCTTCTTTTGTGTGATATTCGCCGCCGCCCTCGACGACAAAAGTAGTTTCATCGGCTGACAGCGATTTGAGATATTCCCGCAGCGCCGCAAGGCGGATATCAAAATTTTTCTTCATCGCTGTTCCTGCTCCCTTCGCCATGCTTCAAGCTCGTCAAGCTGCTGCATGATGTCTGTGATCTCCGTGTACTTCACCGTCTGCCGTAAAATCTCTGCCGCGGCACTCACGCGGGTCTGTGCGGGCGCGTCTGCATCCTGCATGATCGTTGCCAGCGTATCCGCCGCGGCGTGCGCCCGCTCCTGCAGCACGTTACGCGCCGCTTCGGTTCGCTCGCGCCGTGCCTCGTTATACTTCTGCATAAACTCCGCGTCACGTTTTCGGCGATAGATCGTCTGCTCGTTGATCTCGAGCTTTGCCGCCGCGCTCCGCACTGTCGCGGAGATCAGCAGCGCTTCAATAATGGTCTCATCTCTGATTTTCTTTGACAAAGTTTGAAAAGCCCCCTTTCCGGCTTTGTTTTTTCTGACGTTGCATCGTTCTTTCAGCGGTAAAATTCCACTAACGGCTTTCGAATGCGCGGATGCCGCAAGACTCGCAGCGCTTCCCGCCTCAACTTTGGGTCTGGCTTTCGTCCGAACCAGAATTCACCGATGATCGCGTCGCGCTGTGCATCCGGCAGTTGTGCAAGTGCCGCTTGCACAGCCTGTCGAAAATCCCGTTGTTCGACGTCCTCAAAGGCCTCTTCTGCTGCTTCATCTGAGATTGTGTCAGCAAGCGTCAGGTCGCTGTCCTCGTCGCCTATCGGCTCGTCCATCGACCGACAAACAGTGTTGATGGGGTCACATCGCGTCCGCTGTGTTCGCTGCCCGCAGGATTCTGTGAACTCCGCCTTAAGCTTAATGCCGTACAGCGTGAGAAATTCACCCTTGTTCACATCCCATGTCGGCAGCGTGTCCATGAGGGCGATAAAGGCCACTTGCAGAAGGTCGTTTTCCTCGACACCTGCGCGGCCTTCCATTGCCCGCGTCCACCTCAAGGCCTGCTGCCACGCGAAGCGTTCAACCGCCGCCCAAAGTCTCAGAATGTCCGCCTTGCCTGCCTGTACCGCTGCTGCAATTTCGCTTGTTCGCTTATCCTGTGTGTCAAGTGCTTTCGCTTGCATATCTTCTCCTCCTATGGTAAAATCAAAATTGACAAATCGGATTCACCACAAGAGACGCTCTCCCCATTTGGGGAGGGCCTTTTTCATACGTGTATGAGAACCGCGCCGCTATCGCTCACATCCTCGATGGGGCCGCTGTTGATCGTGGCCATCGCGTGGACTTCACGGTCGCCGTTACTCAGCTCGACGAGCGCGAGGCAGGCGACAGGGTATGTCTTGCCGTCCTCGAATGCGTAAAGCATATTTGCAGGGGCAGGGATGATCTGGATGATCTTGTCTTCGTTCATGGTTCTTGTCCTTTCTCAGTATTAAAGTCTGAAATGATTGTTTAGCGCCCGTTCGAATTTATCACGGTCATCGACGGGCAGGTGCGGGATAAGCAGGCGTTGCAGTTCATCACGCTGACGGTAGCGGTCACGCTCACAGCGCGCGGGCTTGGTTGATTTTAGAATGCTGTACGCTTCCAAGATAGTCATAAATCCTCCGCCATAAAATTTGAATTTTGACCATCTTTTCTTTCTTCTCTCCTCCGATATTCATGTGCCACCCTCCAAAAATCCGCCCCGGCGTTTTTTCTCTGGCTCGCGGTACGGCTCCGAAAGCTCGGTGAATTTTTGATGTGCGCCGTCAAAGGTCATCTGCACAACACCCTGCCGCCCGCGGCGGTTTTTGGCAACAGAAACCCCGATTGTACCAGAATCGTCAATGCGCCAGAGAAACAGCACCTTCGAGCCGTTTTGCTCCAACTCCCCCGAATCCCTCAGGGAAAGCAGCGTCGGGCGATCTGTATCGTTGACACCTCGATTGAGCTGTGCTGCTGCGACGATGGGGATTTGCAGCTCGGAAGCAAGGTTTTTTAAGTCGCGGCTGATCTGTCCGAGCTCAAGATTTCGACTGTCTGCACGGTGGTCGGCCTGCATCAGGCCGAGATAGTCGATGACGATCAAGTGCAGATTTTGAATGGTCGCCGCCGCACCTCGAATTTTGCTCACTGTCACGGCTGGCTTGTCCCAAAAATGAAGCGACAAACGTTCCAGCCGATTCGACACGGCTGCAATATCCGTCCACGTCTCATCGTTCAGGTCGCGGTCGATCAGGTTATCCATTGTCGCCATACTGCGGCGCGCAAGTAAGCGCTCGGTCAGTTCAGACGCGCTCATTTCCAGCGAAACGAAAAGCGTTTCGTTCCCGGCTCTGGCTGCGCTTTCTGCGATATCAAGCAAGAACGCAGATTTGCCGACACCCGGACGAGCACCGACGATGATGAGTTGTCCGCCCTCGAAACCCTTCAAGACGCTATCCAGCTTTGGGAACCCCGTATCGATACGGGACTGCTCCGGTGCTGAAAGGCTCCGCAAGGTCTCTGTAAGAGCCTGCGAGACACTTTTCAGCCGTCCGCCCGCATTGTCAAGGAGATGTGCCTTACAGAGTTCGGCAATCGCTGTCGCCGGATTCTCTTCATCGAGCGCCGCAAGCACACCATCGCGCAACCGCTTTTCCGCTGCGTGTTTATGTAGCAGGCGGGCATATTCCTCCGCGTTTGCGAGTGTTGGCGTTAGGTCGATACAATCGGCAAGAAACTGCCGGGGATCATCCACAAGACCACGGAGACCATCGGCGGCAATGTTGGCGTCAAATGCCTTGCCGCACGATGCTGCGCTATCCGCAGCGTCAAAGACCATAGCGCAGGCGGAAATAGAGAAGTCCTCGACGCTCACGATCTGCCGAAGTTGTAAGACTCTTTTTGGTTCAAGACAGACCGTTGCGGCCAGTGAGTATTCAAGAGCGGAGGTATCCTGCATCACGTTTCGCCTCCCATCTTCGCCAAGAGTTGAGTAAACTGCTTCCTAAATTTGCCTCCCGACAAAATGTTGCGTTGCCAGAATGAATCGGACTGCGAAAACTGCAAGACTTCGTTGATACTTTCCCAGTCGTGCTTGTCCAGCCGGTTACATTTGTCAAAGTCCGCCGCCCAGCTTTGCAAGGTGGCTTCTGAATGCGGCGTGCAGCTTGGCAAACGCTCTTCGATTTGATCGGCGAGCCAACGAGCAGCCCGATACGGAAGAGACCCATGCTCAAAAGTCGGCTTTGTTTTCGTCGAGCCGTTAGGCGAGACAAGAGAAGTAGTCTTAGTCTCGTTCTTATTATGGGGTACGTTTTCAGGTACGGAAACAGGTACACTTTCAGGTACGGAAACAGTAACGTTTTCGGTAACAAAATGTGACCGTTTCACCAGATAGTAACGATTTGGGCTTCCCTTTTTGCCCTTTTGGAATTCTATGAATCCAGTTTCCACTAACTTGTCTCTTGCACGAACAACTGCTTGTTTCGATTCGACACCAATCATAAGCATCATTCGCAGGTTATCTACTTGTACATACTCCGGCCATCCTGCCCTATTGAAGACGTTCAGCAATTTGAAGTACATCAACTGTGAGCCACCCGGCAGATTGCCACTTTCGAGCCAACGGTTGAAGTCGTTGAGGTAATCGATGTAAGTCATCCGTGTTATTGCTCCTGTTCTCTCACCCACGCTTTGAGATCATCGACAAGAACGCGAGTGCACCCACCAAGTTTGACGACAGGAAAGCCCTCTGTTTTTGCCAGAGCATAAACCGTCGGCCGGCTTACACCCAGCAAACGCGCCGCTTCGGCCATTGTGACCGCAATAGGTTCGAGTGTCGCCATCAACTCGCCTCCTTCTCCAGCTTAGAGATAGCTTCAAGAATAAGCTTCTCCTTGCTACAGGAAAGTGGAACTCGCAGCCATCGAGTGATCGTGGGTTCACTGACGCCAATATATGACGCGATCTTCCACAATGGGATTCCCGCGCTTTTTGCCCTCTGCCGCAAAGATAAATTTTCCATTTAGCTATCCTCCTACTTGACTTGCTGAATAAAATCTGCTATCATCACATTGATGATGATTTCATTCTACCGATTCGCTTCAATTTTTCAAGTCGATGTAAGTAAAATTTAATCAACTTATTTCTGCAATAGTTGATTTTGCTCATACTTGTAGGAGGCCTGATATGACTAAGGAAGAACAATCTGTAAAGATGGGAAAGCGTCTAAAAGCCTTAAGAGAAGAAACTCCTTTAAATGGAAAAAAAATGTCCCATGAAAAGCTAAAAGAGAAACTAAAAGAAATATACGGAGTTGAAATCAGTAGAGACAGCCTAATGAACTATGAAGTAAGCGATGTCAATCATTCTAAGTTTGGCACTAACTTAAAAATGAATGTCGAATACTTAAACTGTCTTTCTAGTTTTTATGGTGTATCGACTGACTATTTGCTTGGTCGATCTGATGCTAAAACAGCAAATGAGGATATACAAGTTGCTTGTAAGACAACTGGTTTATCCTCAGATGCCATCGAGTCGCTACGATTTGACCACAGCCAGTCAAAACGGCGCGATATATTCGCCTTTGAAGATTTCTTAATAAAGGAAAGCTATGTTTCTTTTTGGGCCGTTCAGATGCGAAATAGTGTCAAAAATATAGTTGAAGTTAATTCTCTTCAATCAAAATTAGGCTCAGATATTGTAACGGATGAAACAAATTTTCACCGATGGCAGGCAATGCGTAGCTTTGAAAAATCTTTTAATAAGGCTGTGGAGGAATTTACCCATCTTTATTCAGAAGACTTAAAAATTGCAGACACAAATGCATATCTCGTTGCACGAAAAAAAGAGTTTGAAAAGTATCTAAAACGTATTGAAGAACTACAGTCAAGTCAAAAGTAAAAAACCGCCCCCGGTGTTGCAGCACCGAGGACGGTTATAGGGGGCAGCAAACTGATAGCCTACTGCCCTCCAATCATAACAAATGCAGGAGGAAAAAGCAATGCCAAGAAAAGCAAATACGCGCGCCGCGTCGGGCGCAGGCAGCATCCGGCAGCGGCCTGACGGTCGATGGGAAGCGCGTGTGACCGTCGGCAATGACCCGGGCACAGGAAAACCGATTCGCCGCAGCATTTACGGAGACACGCAAGCCGCCGTTCGTAAGCAGATGACGGCCATTCTCCGTGAAATTGACCGCGGTACATATCTGACACCACAAAAGACGACAGTCGCACAATGGCTTGATGAATGGCTCGACACCTTTGCCGCCAATAAGATCAAGCCGACAACATACCTTCACTATCAGGCCTGTATCAAGAATTACATCAAGCCACAGATCGGCGCTATCGAGCTGCAAGCTCTGCGCGGCGCACACGTCCAGAAGGTTTATAACGCCATGACCAAAAAGGGACTGAGCGGAAAGACCGTCAAGAACTGCGCTGCCGTACTGCATAAGGCGCTCTCTGTTGCGTTGAAACAGGGAATCATTGTAAGTAACCCCTGTGACGCCGCAGAGCAACCGAAAGTGTTACAGCGCGAAATAGCGCCGCTGCGTGATGAGGACATTCCGAAGTTCCTTGAAGCAATCGAGGACAGTCCTTATCGAAACGCGCTTGCCGTCTGTCTACTTGCCGGTCTTCGTGAGGGAGAATTGCTCGGTCTCCCGTGGTCACAGGTTGACTTTGAGAAAGGCCGTATTACCGTCAGCCAGCAACTACAGCGTGAGAAGAAAAAGAACGGCGCTTACTACATTGCCGACACCACCAAGAGCGGCAAGCCGCGCACGATCGAGCCGCCCCCTCTCTGCTTTGAATATCTCCGCGATGAAAAGCGGCGACAGGCGCAAAATAAGCTCAAAGCCGGTAAGCTCTGGAACAACAGCGACAACCTTGTCTTTACCGATGAAATGGGTGCGCATCTTGCCATTCATACCTTCTACAAATATTTTAAGAAAATTGCCGCCAGCATCGGACGCCCGGACGCGCGTGTGCATGATCTGCGCCATACCGCAGCCACGGTGATGATTGCCAGCGGCGCGGACATTAAAAGCGTGCAGGACTTCATGGGACACGCTACCGCAAGTTTCACATTGAACATCTACGCCCACACATCAGAACAGATGATGAAGGACACCGCAGCAAGAACGCAGTCATATTATGAAAAGCTGAAAAAGGCATAAAAGAAAGCTCCACCAGTCAGCCAGCCGGTGGAGCTTCTTTCCGCAGTTTTTAGTGGTAAAAAATCCAATTGGGGTAAACTTAGGGGTAAAGGCATTTTCTGAAATACAAGAATTGAACTTTTCTTAGCAAAACAAGACGATATAAAAGAAAAAGCAAGGGAAAACGCAATGTTTTCTCTTGCTTTTCTTGGCGCGGAAGAGAGGATTTGAACCTCCGCGGCGCTTTTTACACGCCCTACTCCCTTAGCAGGGGAGCCCCTTCGGCCTCTTGGGTACTTCCGCAGGTCGATGGAAAAATTCAGTTGGCGGAGAGAGTGGGATTCGAACCCACGGATGCTTTCACATCGCCGGTTTTCAAGACCGGTGCCTTCAACCGCTCGGCCATCTCTCCGGATAATGAGTTCACGTCTAACTCTCAAACGCAAGAATTATATTACCATATTGAAGTACTGTTTGTCAACATAAAATACGAGAATTTTCATAGAATATCCTGTTGAATAAACTCAGAAATTCTTGATTCGGATATCCGATCTGTTTGTAGTGTACTTCCAACTCCCCTGCTGAATTCAATTCACCGGATCGTAATGAGATATGTGAACCACTTTACCTTATCCAATCAAAAAGAATAGCCTGCACTATACGATAGCCGTTCTTCCATGAAAGCAAAAAAAGAAGCCACTCTCTTGAGTGGCTTCTCTCCA